GCCCAATCGACAACGAAGCTGAAGGGAACGAGTTCCCAAGCAAGGTATGCAGGGTTAGTAAGGCCCAGAGAAGCCGCGCTCGCTAGAGCTTGGTTCCCTGGTACTGTGTCCAGGCGAGCAAAGGCCCCAAACATGACTTCGCCGAACGCACTGGCATAGCCAGTCGTACTCGGATTACCTCGAAGTCGCGAGAGGCTGTACACTTCCTGAACCTTCGACCGAGCGGTGTTAATCCATACACCACGATCCGCCTTATCAAGGGCGTCGCAGGCACCATAAATATCTTGGGCCAACGGTCGAACACCATATTGGAAGGCGAGAACTGCGTCAGGCAACGTTTTAACAGCGGCGTCAGCCGAGCGGAAACCGAGGCGGCTAAGGCCGCGTTCGAATTTTCCTTTACGGATGTCCATCGCTGCCGTCGCTATACGACGCAGAGACCCACCTACCAGCTGCGCAGTCTGCGCTCGTTCAGCAAACGCTTGGGCCGCATTGAAGGATTGGTCCTTCACTTTGAGCCTCACGTTCTGAACGGCACGATTAGCCAGACTGGCAGGGAAGCTCCCCGGGATGCCCAATTGGGCACAATCCTCTTGGAACATCGCCAGCGGAGAGATGATGTTAAGATAACCATCTGACCTCCATCCTGACGACTCCACGATAGAGCCCCGGGGATACTGCCACGACCCTTCTTCAAGGAAATAACTGGAAGGAGCAATCCAACCAGTAGGCTTATGGCGTAACGTACGAGGACTACTACTGCGCCACGCTTTCCGGGCATTAGCGTTGTTCACAGCCAGATTTTGCTGGTTGGGATAACCCTGGTAGCCCAGACCGCGTATTGCAGTGTCGTAATCTCTCGTACCCATAAGTACCTTGAATTAATTTCCCGTCCTCATATATGCTGGTTGATTATTCCAGCGCCTCTACATGTGCATCCGACTCCGGGGTTGCTAGACCTTCGTGCCAGGTGTCACTCGCGTACGAGTCGACGAGTAGATTAAGCTCGTTCGATCCATAGTTGGGTTTAATGTAGAGTTCGCCAGTATCGCTTAGCAAGAGGTGAAAATTCTTGCTTGAGGCAATATCGGCGACAAGACCAGAGACTCGAGACTTGAGATCCTCGAACACGGCCCTGCATTTCTCTTCCGAAGCCTTACGCCCATTTGGGGTGTCAAGCCACAGAGAGTAAACAAAAGAAACGTGTTTGATGATAAGGATTTCATTTTTCATAGTCTTGGCCTCAATGAGGAACTGCTGAAGGGTAAGC